GTGTACTGCGTAATACCATTGTTAACGGTATCGCCCCATGTGCCAGATAGTTCGCCCTGTACTGGAAGAGCTAAACCTAGTTGTCCTGTTGCGCCTGTAGCCATTTAAATGCTCCTAATTCGTTACAACAGCAGTCCAAGCCGCTGTTTGCGTGTTACCGATATTCTGCCAGTTTGCAGTCTGCGTGTCATCTATTACATCCCAGAAAGGCAGTGCAGTGATTGAATCTGTCCCAGTTGCTGACTCAGTAAGAGAAGCTATGAAAGCCACAGCCGCCGCATCTACATCTGTACCCGTTGCAGTCTCTGCAATCACGCCATTAAATGTAGCACCAGCATTAACTGCATCTGTCCCAGTAGCCGTTTCATCAACCACCGCCCCAACAGACAAACTACTGACTACCGCATCCGTCCCAGTTGCCGTTTCATCTACAGTGACCAAGAACGCAAACGATGAATTTGTATCATCCGTAACTGTTGCTGTCTCTGTGATCTGACCCAAAAAGTTGACAAACGCCTCATCCGCATCAGACCCCGTAGCAGTCTCAGTAACCGAGGCACTCATCGTGAGCAATGCTATTACGTCATCACTACCTGTTGCTGTCTCACTGACCGAAGACTCAAACGTTGCCAAAGCGCTTACTGCGTCTGTACCTGTACTTGTCTCATCAACCGCCGCGTTGACCTGTACCAAAGCTGATACAACGTCCGTCCCCGTGGCAGTCTCATCAATCGAGGCACTAACACTGAGCGCCGCCGCTACCGCATCTGTTCCTGTCGCAGTCTCATCAACCGTGCTTGCAAAAGCCGTGAAGCCCCAGCCACCTTCACCCCATGTGCCGGAACCCCACGCTGACATATTAACCTGCCAAGCTGAATGTGTAAGTCACAGACAAAGTATCACTAGCAACCACAGAGCGATCACCGGGTGAGCCAAAGTCAGCCGCAGAAAACAGAGTTCCAGTTGTACCACTCTTAGCACTACCGCTGGTCAGGAACGCTCCGCCCACAGTTGTTGTGCCGTTGATGTTAAACGTAGCGGGAGAAGCCGTGTTAGTCACTACAGAAGGGTTGGCAGTCGTAGCCGTTGCAAACGTAGCCGCTACACGGGTTGCATTGCTGTAAGCCACAACCTCAGTCCAGCCAGCGTGAGAAGACATGGTGTCACCAGCCGCAGGAGTATTAGAAGCACCAGCACCGTACAGGCCAATAAACCAAGAGGTAATTTGGGTGACTGAAGTCAAAGCAGAACCAGCCATGTACTGAAGGCCAACGTTGACTACCAAGTTCTTAGACTGGGCTTCCCACTTTAAGTTACCGTCTTTATCATGGCATTTGATTTCAAACAGGCCAGTCGCTTTTGCTTCCTCGCCAGCTTTAATGTTACAAGTTAGGCCGCTAGAGACTACGTCAGTGGCTTTAAGTTTTTCAATAGTCATGGTGACTCCTTAGTTGGAAGAACGAATTAACGAAGTGGTTGGGCCATTTACTGGCATTGTGATAGTAAACGTGGTTGTTGATGTTTTGTCAGATCCAAAATCAAGCACGGCCACAGACTTGTTACCCTGCGTGACGTTATAGATCAGAGCGCATCTGGCTGTAAATGCGGCATTCCAAGATACGTTAGGAAACCCAACATATGCCGTATACCCAGAGGATGCCACAGTAATTGGCGTCAAAATAGACCCACCAGCTGTGTAACCAGTCGCCACTACTTCATTCGTTGAAGAATAGATCGTAGTTGCTTCATTAAGATCGGCGCTGGCCGTGTACAAGGCAATCTTGATTACATCAGTCGTAAGATCGTGAATGCCCTGATACAGCTGCGCCTTGAAGCTAGTGGTCTGTGTTTGAATAATACTCATGAAACAGCCGTCCTAACCTGACCATCACGATAAGCATCAGCACGTTGCTTGCCATCCGACAAGTTCTTATACAAAGCAATAGCCTGTACATAACGATCTTGTGCCAGCTTAACCATATCGGCCTCACCCTTCATGTAGGTGTAAGCCTCACAGATAGTGCCATACAGTAATACAGAATCAAAGTTATCACCCAGCCAAGTGGTGCCGGCGGTAACAATAGACTCAGGATAATAGTTGTAGTGAAGCTCTGCGTAATAGGCCGAACTGGGTGTTGGGCCGACAATGAACGTCAACTCATTCACATTGTCTGATCGTGGGCCAAAGATGGCATAGTGCCGTGGCTCACTTAATTGCGCCGACAAAGGATAAGCCTCACGAATGAAGTTAACGTCTTTGTTGAGCAAATACAAATAGTCGCCTTCAAATACTACAGCGCCGGACACAGCACCACTGTTCGCAACAGTTAAGGTGACCGTAGTCCCTGCAATACTTCTAACTTGAGCATTAACACCAATTCCCGTGCCAGTCACTTGCTGACCCACTGCAATACCCGTAGCGCTGGCCACAACAATAGTCTTCTGTGCAGACGTTCCTGTGGCTGTTGTGGTGTTGTACGGGTATACAGCAAGGCTGTACACCGACAAAAAGTCTGTTGGGCACTGGAGGTACTTATTACCAGTGGTCAATACGCCTGTCACGTTCTTTCGCAAATTAGCAGGCTGCGCGGTGTTATAGATGCGCTGCTCCGCCTGACGAATGAACGTATTCATGTTGTCAGTTGGGAAAGAGTTCTCGCAGTAATCGCTTACCTGCGTGACAAGGTCGGCGTAATTCATGCCATCGGGCCTCTGCTCATCAAGCCTTTAGTAGCCGCACCAGTACCGCGCATCTTGATGCCGGACGTCTTAGGCTCACCACCATTAGACTTGTTGATATTACCAACAGTCATCTCTACAGTGTCAGCACGGCTCAAGTTCTTACCAGAGCCGGGGTTCTCTGTAGCAACAACCTTCTCACCCTTCATCGTGTGTGGAGGGGCGTAGACTTTGGCATCGCCAACTTCTTTTCCCATCATCATTTTGCTGTATTTAGCCATGTTAGCCTCGCTTCTGTGCGGCAATCTTTGCCAAATTACGACCCATAGTCTTCATGTCAGAGTTGGTTTTACCCTTACCCTTACCTGTTCCGCCCTTTGTTTCTTTGACAGAATGACCGCTGTTAGGGAAGATGTGAACATCAGTCTTACCCTTTTTAGCAACTCCGTCTGCTGATCGTGTATATGCCATGTTTAGCTCCTATGAAACTGTTACTGTAACTGTACCAACAAATGCCGTTGCAACCAAGTAGTTAGGCGTTAAATATTCATCAAAACTACCAGCTCCACCAACTGGATTCCAACCCCACTGGATGTCCCGTGAACCACCAGTCAAATTACCTGCTGCATTCAAACCCGCCGTCACATATGTTGTGTCTGGCCGTGGCTGATACAAAGCCTGTGGATCATAAACAGGATACATACCCAGCTGCAACTGCGGCTGATCTGGATCCCAACAAGCATCACAAACCTTTAGCTGATAAAGCTTGGTCTTGATGACCTCCATCTTTAACTGCTTTAACTTGTAGCGCTGCCCACACCGATCACATTCGGCAATAGCATATTTACCGGATGCAAACGGAGTTGCCATTAAGTACCACCACCAATGAACGCTATACGAGGCACCAACCTCAATGTAGCCTTCTCGCGATCCTCTTGAGCCGCTAAAGCATATTGTTCGTCATAGACCCGTTTAAGCATATCCAGACGGCCTTGCAGTTCAGGCACCTTCATGGCTATGTAGTAGGCTAGTCCGGCCACTACGCATGGCAAGAAACGGAAATTCATATCGGATGTCTGTATACCAGCGCCAGCGTCTTGGATGCGGCGCATTCTGTAGTACACAAACTGATACTGCTGTGAGTTATCAGGTGTAGGCCACACCGTTACAGCGGGTAGCTGGGGCACAAACACCGCAGTTCCATCTGTCTGTGCTGCAGCTGTTGTATTGTTCTGGCCACGGAACACACCGCCCAGCACATTACCACTGATATAGGTGTAGTAAATGTCTTCAGTGCCAAGGCGGATAAACCCAGACCCAGCTAGTCCAACCACCGTACTAAGCGTGATTGATGTGTCGGTCGATGTGATGTTGCCACTAAGTACGGCATCAGTAGGATTAGTTTCACCAGAAAGACGCTGAATCCAGACTTGGATCGGCCTGCCTTGAACCAGCTTGTTAGGGATCGTTGCATAAGTAGAAACGCTGATACGGGTAATACTCAAATCTGCCTGAGTTGACGAGTTGTTGGCTTGCGTTCTGATCACATGATCCAGCAAGTCAATCGTATCTAAAGGCAAAGCGTATGTGGCCAGTCCCGGAGTCAGAGTAATTGTCCCTGTCTCAATCGTCCACATATTAATGCCGCGATTAGCCCACTCAATGGTCATCAGGTTAAGAGAACGGCGAGCTGTGCGTAAGTCATAACCTGAACGCATCTCACGGCCAGCTCTCTCCCACGCCTCTTCAGCGAGCTCGGTGAACTCCATGTTAAAGGCTGTGGTTCCTGTAGTTGTCATGCTTTTTTCCGGTAATCAGCAAGATAGTTAATCAAAGAATCTAAGCTTTGACCCATGCCGGCCCCTTGACTTTGGCCTTGCATACTTTGACCCGGCAAGCCAGCACCCAAACCACCCCCTGCTTGGCCTGTTGAAGATTGTCCAGCACCAAGTCCATAACCACCAAGCGATCCTAGCAAGCCACTTGATGGTGGCATTGGGTTTGTTCGCACTGGGCCTCCGGGCATATTGCCGGCAGGAGGCGCAAGAGGATAGCCAACATTTGTTGGCGCAGTTGGTTGTGGATCAAAGTAATTCGGTGGATAAGATGGCGCGATTGGCATCGGTGGCTCTGGCCTATATCTAGGCTCAACTGGAGGCAAAGGTTGACGCTCTTCATATCCCGGAGGAGGAGGAGGCACCGGCTCTTCTCTTGATTCTGGCTCTCTGTATGGGCCGCCAACGCCAGCAGAAGAAAAGTATGTTTTAACTTCTTGTGGGCTGTAGCCTGTAGCTCTTGCCAAGTCTTCTGCTGTTACTTGATACTGTTGAGCTGCTTGAGCAATAGCGGCTGGGTTGCCAATATTTGCTTGGACATAAGCGCTAATGTCTGAGTCAGTAAGACCGCCAACGGCATACTTCATAGCAGAGCGCAAGTTCAAAGGAGCTTGGCCAATGCGCTGTTTATTTGGCGCATCTTGAACATTGCCACGTTCTTTGGCCATTAAAAGTTCGTATAGATTAGCCATTATTTTTTCGCAGTCTTAGCAGATTGAACAAAAGCGTCAGCTGTAGGTGCACCTTTAGAGCCGGGCTTACGCATCTTCTCTTTAGAGCCAGCTGCGATACGTTTTCTCTTAGCGTTAATATTGGCATACAAGCCAATAGGCCCGCCATCTTTCATGTATCCCATTTTGTTACGAACGTCTGTAGGTAACTTAGCTAAACCGGGATTATCTTCAGAATCTACTTCTTTTAAGACTCCGCCTTTAGCGTATTCAGTAAAGTCTGTGTCATCCCTACGCTCTTTGCGTACACCTTTGGGCATCTTTGAGGCGCGCATTGCACCCATTCCACGGCTTGCCATCATTTTGGATTACCTTTAGCTTTCTTGGCTAGAAACAATTTGTCAACCATTTCTATCCGCTGGGGTTTAGTCGTAACTTTGTTAATAATACCCAATCGCTTGGGTTTACTGGCGCCGTAAAACCCAGCCTTTTTTAAAGACTTAACTACTTTAGCAGCTGGTTTTACGGTTGCCATATCAGCACATCTTTCCGCGCGTTTTACCGCGCTGGGCAATACCATCGCCACGTTTAGATGCAGTCATACCGCCAGACTTCATACCAAACATTGCTTTAATACGTTCATTAGCAGAACGCTTATCAGTTGGTCCACTACCACTTCTAGCGCCAGAAAGATTTGTTTCAACGCTTCGTTTCATGCGTTCATTTGCAGACATTTTAGATACGTCAGCCGGCATTTCAGCAGATTTACCACGGCCGGGTTTGCCTGAAGGCATTTCGGCAGACTTGGCGCGGTTCATCATGCGAGCCATATCACTGCCAGTGTCACGGGCTTCTGACTTAGATGCTTTGGGGGCAGCCTTTGCAGCAGGTTTAACAACCCTGCTAGAGCCGGGACCACCAAAACCTTGATCTCCAGACTCAGTAATTTTACCCGAGTCATACGCGCCTTCAAGCATAGCGCGCTCTTTTGCAGTACCTGCATTTGGCCTGTATCCCTCATCTTGAGGTCTACCAACAATATCAGACCCTGCCGAAATCCTGTCTTGCAGATCGCGGCTTCGTTCCATTGTGCGTCTATTAAGCTTGTCATCTTCCTCATCGGCAGAGCCAATACTTACTTTACGAGGAGAAAGCATGGATCGGTTGTTTGCCTCTTCCATTGCGTCAACTTCGCCGCCGTCTTGGTAACGTCTTTTCATAATCTACTCCTTAACAGGCTTTGCCGCCCATGGCCATTTTGATCTGAGTGCCTTTGGTTTTGCCTTTAGTAGCAACACCATCAGCAGCTTTTGTATAACCACCCTTAGAGTAAGCCATGCCGCCCATGTTTAGCTTGGTCATGGGCTGACCTTTGTGCAAACGGCCTTCGTGTTTGTTCACGGCCTTCTGCATCATCTTCTTGTCCATCTTTACATCTGCATGTTTCATATCGCCACCTTTTGCAAATTTACGGCCTTTGTCAGCCTCATTAAAATCTTTACCCACAGACTGTGGGACGCCTGCTTTCTTGGCAAACGCTGGGTTATGAGCCACCGCCGCCATGAAATTATGTTGAGCTTTACTCTTGCTTGGCATTATCGCCCCGCTTGAATAAGCTGGTCAATCTTTGCTTCAAGCTTGTTAAAGCGCTGGTCAATGTGGTTCGTAATGCGATCCACTTCTGCTTGAGTAAC